AATATTATATGGATGGCCGCTTTTGCCCCTGGTGTCCCCAAGAGCCTTTAAGAGCCTTATAGTATAAATGGGACACCAGGACACCAGCAAATATGAGAGAAGTTGAGAGCTCCCCCTGGTGTCCTGGTTAATATTTACAAAAATGCCACGACAACCTAATACTTTTAGGCTTGCAGCTAAAAACATTTTCTTAACTTATCCCAAGTGCGACATAACCAAAGATGAAGCTCTTCAGATGCTTCAAACCCTTCCATGGTCAGTCGTCAAGCCAACCTATATCAGGGTCGCCAGAGAGGATCACGCAGACGGAAACCCCCATCTCCACTGCCTTGTTCAACTCTCCGGGAAGTCCAACATCAAGGATGCTAGATTTTTCGACCTTACTCACCCCAGACGGTCAACCACTTTTCACCCAAATATTCAGGCAGCCAAAGACACCAATGCCGTCAAGAATTACATCACCAAAGAGGGTGACTATTGTGAATCCGGACAGTACAAGGTTTCTGGGGGAACCAAAGCCAATAAGGACGATGTCTATCACAACGCCGTCCATGCAGGAAGTGTTTCAGAGGCTCTTGACATTATCAAAGCCGGAGATCCAAAATCATACATCGTCCAACACCATAACATCCGCTCTAACCTAGAACGGATATTCAAAAGGGCTCCAGAACCGTGGGTCCCTCCGTTCCCACTCGCATCGTTCACTAACGTTCCAGAAGAGCTGCAAGAATGGGCGGATGATTATTTTGGAAGAGGTGCCGCTGCGCGGCCGGAGAGACCTGTAAGTATCATAGTTGAGGGTGACTCTCGAACAGGGAAGACGATGTGGGCTCGTGCCTTAGGCCCACATAATTATTTAAGTGGACACTTGGACTTCAATTCTAGGGTTTACTCAAACGAAGTTGAGTATAACGTCATCGATGATGTCACCCCGCATTATTTAAAGTTAAAGCATTGGAAGGAGCTGATTGGTGCTCAAAAAGACTGGCAGTCAAATTGTAAGTACGGTAAGCCAGTTCAAATTAAAGGAGGAATCCCAGCAATCGTGCTCTGCAATCCTGGCGAGGGGGCCAGCTATAAAGATTTCCTCGAGAAAGAGGAAAATGCATCACTAAAATCTTGGACGCTACACAATGCTAAATTCATCTTCCTCAACTCCCCCCTCTATCAAAACCAAACACAGGATTGCGAAGAAGAGAGCCATCCGACGACGGCGGATTGACTTGAACTGCGGGTGCACCATATACGTAAACCTCAATTGCCATGGTTATGGATTCACGCACAGGGGAACTCATCACTGCACATCAGGCAGAGAGTGGCGTCTATATCTGGGGGATAACAAATCCCCTGTATTTCAAGATGTACAGAGTAGAAGACATCCCGTACACGACGACCAGAGTATATCACCTCCAGATAAGGTTCAATCACAACCTGAGGAGAGCGTTGCATCTCCACAAGGCATTCCTGAATTTCCAAGTTTGGACGACATCTCTGACAGCTTCTGGGAAGACATATTTAAATAGATTTAGACATTTAGTTTTGCTGTATCTAGACCGATTAGGGGTAATCGCAATTAATAATGTAATTAGAGCTGTTCGTTTTGCAACAGACAAGTCGTATGTCAGTCATGTACTTGAAAATCATTCAATAAAATTCAAAATTTATTAATTTGTTATCGAATCGTAGAAATAGATTCGAATCTTAAGCGTTGCATACACAGGGTTAGAGGCATGAGTACATGCCATATACAATAACAGGGCGTTCTCCGTATGATTCTCGTATCGAGCGGCTTCCTGGTTGTTGTACACCACATGGTTGTTGACCTTCCAGAACCGCTTGACCAGCGCCTGTTCATTGCTGGCGTATTGACCACCTGTGACCTTGGCATAAAACCTGTGCAAAACCTGGAACCGATCACGGAGATCATTCTTGACCGTAGCGGTGCTGGGCTCGTTGTCGAACATGTTAAATAAATGTCCGAAATCCATGGGCGTACCGTTCGGTCGTCTGTCTCTGACCAACCAGAACATGACACTGTTCGTGTGGTTCTTGAGCTTGATGTTCTCGTCCATCCAGATCTTGCCTAAAATGTACACAGACTTGACACAGAAACGCTTACCAACACGGTGGGTGATACCACTGCCACGTGTGACATCAGATATACATATCACCTTCCCGGCATGAGAGATATCATGCCGCTGCTCGTAGGACTGGACCTTACAAGGCCCCTCACACCCTCTAGGGACATCAGGTGTCCTCAAAACCCTATATATCCTGGGCTTCCTGTACATGGGCCTGTTCACCCATTCTGCGGCCTTGTTTATTCTTGGGCCGGGAGCTAAACGGGTGGAATAGCCAGCAGGTCGACTAACCTTAGTTGTTCCCGCCATCAGGCGCCACGGGGCTTCCCGCTTAGGCATTCTGAATTAAAGACTGTGACCAGTCTTCCTTTATTTTATAGCCGTTGATCAAAAACTTCGGCTCTAAGTATCGGAACGGATATCTAGGCTTCCCAGACGCAATATGATTGGCCAAGCGAAAAGATTTCATCTTTAATTCAAATGGGCCGGGCCATAGCGCATAGGACACCAAAAATCGCGCGGCCATCCAGT